ATCAGAAGAGATAGAGGTTTATATGATTTCCGAGTAACAGTTTCTTCAGATGTGGCTGATTTAGATAGAAATCAAATGACAGGTAAGATATACATCAAACCTACAAGATCCTTAGAATTTATAGATATTACCTTCTATATTACACCAACAGGAGCATCATTTGAGGACATTTAATGGTCAAAATGAAAAAAAATAAAAAAAGGGAGACAAGTTCTCCCTTTTTTTATTATCTTTGTACCATATAAATGTAAAAAAGTTATGATTAATAATCAAGTATCAAGAGAAAATCCAACAACGGCAATGAAATATTATGCGTTTGATTGGGACGACAATTTAATGTATATGCCAACTTTTATTCGTTTAAAAGACGATAATGGTAATGTTGTTGGTATGACAACAAAAGATTTTGCCAAATATAGAGAACTTGTTGGTAAAAAACTTTTCAAATATAAAGGACATACAATAGTTGGTACAACAAAAGATGGTTATGTTGAGTTCGGAGTTAAATACGATAGTCAATTTTTAATTGATTGTATGATATCTGAAGTAGGACCGGCTTGGCCAGATTTTGTAGAAGCGATTAATAGTGGTTCAATATTTTCTATTATTACCGCTAGAGGTCACACACCGTCAGTCCTTAAGATGGCAGTTTACAAACTCATTAAATCAAACAAATTCGGAATTGATTCAAATAAGTTAGTGAAAAATCTTTTAAGGTATCGTGATTTAGCGGACGAAGAAAAATTATCTAAAGACAAATTAATAAAGAGTTATTTAGATTTGTGTCGTTTTCATCCCGTTTCATATGGAGTTAGTTCCGAAGCAAATCCTGAAGTAGGTAAAATCAAAGCTATGGAGCAATTTATTAAATACGTTAAAAAAACATCTCATAAACTGCAAAAGAAAGCATTTATGAAAAACAAAATAAGTAATTACTTTACTCCATTCATAGGCTTTTCAGATGATGATGTTAAAAATGTAGAAACTATGAAAAACCATTTTAGAAATAAAAATGAAGATATTCTACAAACATATCTTACATCAGAAGGAATAAAAAGAAAATATTAATTAATAATATCTAGTACTAGATGTATTTTATGTAAAAAAAAGTAAAAGTAAATAGAAATTTTTTGTTTAGGGTATATTTATAATAAAAATAAACTAAAAACTAAAACAAAAAATTATGGCTGATTTACTGATGAAAATGCCAGTTCCGTATGAACCGAAACGCCAGAATAGATTCATACTTAGGTTTCCTAGTTCACTAGGAATAAATGAGTGGTTCGTGGAAAGTGCTTCAAGACCATCAATAAAAATTGGTTCAACCGAAATACAATTCTTAAATACATCTACGTTTGTTGCTGGACGTTTTAATTGGGATCCAATCTCAGTTAAATTTAGAGACCCTATTGGTCCTTCTGCGGCTCAAGCATTAATGGAGTGGGTACGTTTATGTGCGGAATCGGTTACAGGTCGTATGGGTTATGCTGCTGGTTATAAAAAGAATGTTGATTTAGAAATGTTAGACCCAACAGGAGTTGTTGTGGAAAAATGGATTTTAGAGGGTACATTTATGACAGATGTTAACTTTGGTTCATTATCTTATTCACAAGACGCTTTAGCTGACATTACAGCATCTCTTCGTATGGATAGATGTATCTTGGTATACTAAGAATTAAATTCATTTATTATATTAAACCTATATGGAGTAATCTGTATAGGTTTTTTTATTTACTAAAAAGTAAATGAATATTATATTTAAAGTAAAAAAACAATTATGGAAAACGACTCAAAACAATATGGTCAAATGGACTTTAATTTACCTCACGATGTTGTGTCATTACCATCGGGTGGTAAATATTATACGTCTAAAAAGAAAAGTGTGAAAGTAGGTTATTTAACCGCAGCGGATGAAAACACACTTTTAAATATGAATCCAAATAAAACAATAAAAGAATCTATTGTTTTACCTCTGTTAAGAAATAAATTATATGAGACAGACATAAGACCTGAAGATCTTTTAGATGGTGATATTGAGGCATTATTAATATTTTTAAGAAATACTTCATTTGGTCCTGAATACGTTGTAAGTGTAATTGACCCCCAAACAAATAAAGAGTTTAATGCGACTATTTTACTTGATGAGTTAAATATTAATAAAGTTAATGAACAACCTGATAATGATGGGTATTTAAGTACAACATTACCAAGAACTGGATCTAAGGTAAGATTAAAGTTTCTTACAATGAGAGACACTATTGACATTGAAAGAATTGTTAGTGAATATCCTGCAGGAAGAACAGCACCATTAGCAACATTAAGGTTGTCTAAAATGATTGTTGATATTGATGGTAATTCAGATAGGGGGGATATTAGCAAGTTTGTAGAGAATATGCCAATTATGGACTCCAAACACATCAAAAATTTTATGTCATCAAATGAACCGAGATTAGATCTTATAAAAGAAGTTATAGCCCCGTCTGGAGAAAGAGTAATGGTAAACATTGCTTTTGGGGTGGAGTTTTTTCGGCCTTTCTTCTGATTACTCCAAATTCATATTAGACGAATTTTATTTGTTGGCAAAAATGTTGAGAACATCTTACACCGAATATTTAAAAATGCCAACTTATGTGAGAAGATATCTTGTGGATAAGATTATTGAAGAACACAAAAAAAATAAATAATTGGTATTTATTATAAAATACTATATTTAATATGTTTGCACCTCAATCACCAAAAGGTAATGTTAGTAACATAGTTGGTACGACAAATTCCGACCAAAGTACAACAACTAAAATAACTGATAATTTAATTGACTTAGATCAAACAATATCTAATATTGGTGAAATATTAACTGATCCGTTAGGTGGGGTATCAAAAATATTAGGACAAATAAATGATCAAATAGGTCCAAAAGGAATTTTAAATGCTTTAGGTAATTTAGATACTGAAGCAACAAAATTAGTAAAAACTTTTGGGATAAGTAAAGAAAGGGCGGGAGAACTAACCCAAACTGTTGCAGATGCTATTCCTAAATTTGTTGATATGGGTCTTGATGTTGGTGACGTTGCTGAAACTATGAAAACCTTAGGTGAAAGCATGAATACTAATATGATGATTAGTAGCGATGTTTTGGCTGATTTTGCGGCAACCGCAGAAGTTACGGGGGTAAAACAAGGTGAACTTGCCACCAAATTTAGAGATGTTGGTTTTAGTATTGCTAGTGTTGGTGATCAAATGATGGACGTTGTTAAAGTTGCTCAACAAGCCGGAACTACAGTTGCTGCGGTATCTGAAGGTGTTGTTGGTAATTTGGATAAGATGAACCTTTATAATTTTGAGGGAGGAGTCAAAGGTTTAGCAAAAATGGCGGCACAAGCGTCAAGATTAGGTGTTAATATGCAGAGCATATTTAGTGTTGTTGATAAAGTATTTAATCCTGAAGGCGCTATTGAATTTGCGGCATCACTACAAAGATTAGGTGTTACATCAAGTCAATTATTAGATCCATTAAGATTAATGGATTTGGCTCAAAATGACCCAACAGAACTCCAAAATCAAATTGTGAATATGACAAAAGAATTCACAAGATTTAATAAAGAGAACAATCAAATAGAAATTTTACCGGGGGCTAAGAGACGTATTGACGAAATTGGTAAGGCAATGGGATTACCGGCAGGAGAATTACAAAAAATGGCGGTAAATGCGGGAATGTTTGAAATGAAATTAAAACAAATAAAATTCCCAACAGATATTGCAAATAAAGAAGATAGAGAACTTATCGCCACAATGGCTCAAATCAATAAGGAAGGGAAGGCGGTTGTTAGAATAGAACAAAAAGATAAAGATGGTAAAGGAACCGGTGAATATATAGAAAAAATGGTTAGTGAATTAAGCACTGACGATGTTAAAAATTTGGCCGAACAACAGAAAAGTGACGCTAAATCAATGGAAGAAATATCTAAAGATCAATTAACAGAATTAAAAAGAATTGCATCATCAATTAATGCTTTTGTTGGTGCTGCCAAATATGGTATTGCGAGTTCTAATACTGCACAAGAAGGGTATATTGGAGGATTAAGAATGTTCCAAAATTTATTAGATGAAAAATTACCATCTGAAGGTAAAAAAACACAAAATTGGAGAACAGGAACCGATGCAACTGTTGGTGTTATTGGTGATTTTATAAATTCTTCTGGTGTTGGAACTTTAATGACGACACTAAAAGATAAATCTGTTGAATACTTTGATTATTTAAAGAGCCAAGTCAGTTCTGCTTTTGGAATGGGTGGTGTTGATACCGATGGACCAAACCAAAATCTTATACAAACATTAAATAATCCTAACGTTAATATATCTTATGATCCTATGACTATAACCACGGAAAATAAGTTCACTGTGGATTTTAATGTAAGTGCGGATGAAAAAATAAGTCCACAGGCACAACAAGATATAAATAGAGCAATCTCAGATTACTTTAGTGGTCCTGACTCAACCAAAAATATGGAAAAATTACTTATGAGAATTGATGATATTAGAGTTTCAAGTGGACAAAAACCAATTTTCAGAAAATGATAAATAAAAAAAGGTCTAAAGGTATTTATAGATAAAGTAAAAAAATGCCAGAAAGTGTTTTATCGTTTGCATCATCTTCGTCTTTTAGGGATTCTCTAATTGCTAGAAATTTAGCACCATATCAAGTACAAGGGGTTTATACCCCCCCACCTGGTAATGTGGTGTATGAGGTGAGTCCTTTAAGTGACAGTAATGTAATTGATTCTCCTGACACTTTAATCTCAACAAATCAATTATCAAACAATTTATATCCATTAAACGAATGGGGACCCGATGGTGGTTTTCAGGGTAAATATAGTGTTCCGGGAGCACCTTTACCTGTTGAGGCAAATAAAGGACCTTATGATCCAAATGATACGGTTTTAGACCTCATCAATGAGTTTTACATTGATGCGGCTTATGTAACAAACATATATGGTCCTGAAGGTGGATATAAGGATTTGATTATAATAACTGATTTAGAGGTATCTACACATTATTATTTACCATACTATGATAAGGTACCTACTAACTTTATCCCATCAACATATACACCATATGCTATATTATTTTCTGATAATCCAAGTGGTGATTTTGGTAATTTATCTCAAGATTCATATATTGCTAAGATAGGGGCTCTTGAATTAAGAGGATATTTTCAAGACAGGATTGCACAGGAGTTCTTACAATTAAGTTTAGGTAGTATTAATTTAAGTAGTTTACAAGACCCTTTTAGTGCGTCAATGTTGGCTACGGGACAACAACCATTCTTTACAAAGAATTGGAAGATTACGGTTCCTGAAAATCCATTATTAGCGGCTGTTAGTTTTGCGAATAGATTAACCGGTACTTATTTTCCTGTTTCATTTATTCCTGGTGATTATTTTGATGATCCTGATCCGATATACTCACCACAAACAGAAAACGCATTAAACACTGTTAATAATTTAACGGGTGGTGCGTTAGGATCTGTTTTAAATAAGTTTAGAAGTCCTTCTGAAGTATTTTTAGCGAACACAGGTAATGGACAACAATCGGTTTTATTTAAGAGTTTAGAATATAACATATATAGACCAAATTACGATAAACCACCACTACAACAATTTACAAGTGCGATATCTAATTTATTTGGTGTTGGACCTAA